AGCCCCCGGCCACAGCCCCGACCCGAGGGTGTTGTTGCAGTCATTGCCGTTGGCGTTGGTGCCCCCCGACCCGCCGCCCCCGCCCCCGGAGGTCCCGCCTCCGGTGTACTGGCCGTCACCGCCGTCGTAGTGGGTTGCGGCAGCCGACCCGGTGCCGCCGTACCCCTGCCAGTAGATCTGCCCCCGGGTGCCCCCGGCTGCGCCGCCGTGCGCGACCACCGAGCGCCCGGAGTCCCCGGTGAACGAGCTGTTGCCCCCGTTGGTCGGGGACGTCGGCCCCGACACCATGCCCCCGGCGCCCCCGGAGCCGACCACCACCGGGTACCCGGTCGCCGGGGTGACCGGGATCGTGTCCGCCGCGTACTCGCCGCCGCCGGCCCCGGCGCCCCCGGTCGCCGGCCCCGCGTAACAGCCGCCGCCGCCGGCCGCCCAGCACTCGGCGAGCTGGACGCTGGTCACCCCGGCCGGCGCGGTCCACGTCGCAGACGAGGTGAACGTCTGAGAGACCGGCAGCGCCGAAGGCCCCGGCTGGAGCTGCACGGTCAGCGGCGCGACCGCCGTCCCGGTCGCGCCGGGAAGCTGGTAAAGCTGGCCGCGTGCCCCGGTCGCCCCTGCCGTGGAGGACGGCGCGGCGGTCAGCGTGTCCAGGTAGCACTCGGCCTGCAGTACCGGCCCGGTCTTGGTCGTCTTGTTCCACAGCCTGATCTCATACGCGGACACGGTGGTGTAGTCGAACCCGGGCGCGCCCTGCGGGATCGGCGCTGACACCTTGGTCCACCTCGGCGCGGTCGGCAGCCCCGACGCGAGCATGGCGACGTGGCCCGGGATGAGCAGGGTGTTGCCGCCGCCATCGGTCAGCGTGACCGACACCGTGACCGACCCGGTGTGCCAATGGGACCACGTGCTGGTCCCCAGCCCCACCCAGAACGCGATCTTGTTACGGCCGGTGATGTCGAGCGGGGCGGGCAGGGTACGGGCATAATCCGGGTAGCCCGCGGACTGGCGCGCCCACCGCGCCGAGTTGGGGGACATCATCCCGAAGCTCGCCGCATACCACTGGGACCAGTTGGCCGGGTTGACGTTGCCCCGGTCCAGGTTCACGTCATCGGCGTAATGCACCTCGGACAGCGCGGCCGAGACCACCTGGACCCGGGCCCGGCAGGCCACGGCGGCCCCCGGCGCGGTGAGCGTGGCCACCGGCTGCACCCACCCGGTGGTGCTGTCGGTGACGGCGGTGCCGAACGCTGAGGAGATGGACGCGCCGGTAGCGTCGTAGAACTCGGCGCCGGCCTGCACGCTGCGCGCGGTCGCCGCCGCCCGCAGCCACGCCGAGGCGTGGATGGTGTCCCCGCCCCGGCACGGCATCCCCGCCGTCAGCGCGCTGGCCGCCGAGCAGGACCCGGCGGACATGTTCCCCGCCGTCGAGCAGGTCATGGACATGGCCCCGGTCCCGCTGTGGGCCTGCGCGGAAGTCGCGGCCAGGGTGGCGTTCCCGGTGGAGATCCACGTGCCGGTGGTGCCGCCCTCGAACCCGGAGTTGGCGGCGGTCAGCGTGTTGGTCGGGTTGGTGCCGAAGTCGTCCAGGGTGACCGGCGACGGCGGGGGCTGCCAGCCCAGCGACGGCGCGGCAAACTGCACCGTCTCCGCGACGTCGGACCGGCCGTAGGGCATCGCGTCGAACCCGAGGTCTACCTCCGACAGCAGTTGCTTGTCACGGATGACCGACCAGGCCCGCACAATCGACGTGGCCGAGAAACAGTCGAACACCATCGGCTGGGCGCCGTCACGGGTCCACGTCATCGTCCACCGCGGCGCGCTCACCGCCTGCGCCAGCGCCTCGCGCGCCCCGGCCAGGGTGCCCTGGTCGGCTATCGGGTCCCCCGTGGGCGGCACGATGATCACCACCGGCAGCACCGGCTTGCGGTTGTCCACGTGCCCGGAGATCGGGGCGCCCCCGCCCAGCAGCAGCGACGCCACCGTGCCCTGCGACGGCTGCGGCGCGGACAGGTCGAACCCCGGCGCCAGGCGGAACACCGCGCCAGGGCACAGCGGGTGCGTGGTCGGCACCCCGCCGCCCAGCAGCTCGATCACGTCACCGACGACCAGCGAGTCAGCCATATGCGCCCACCCCGTACGCCTGCTGCCGCATCGCGGAACGGCCCAGCCCGTTGAGGGCGTCCGCGACCCCGGCCGCGGTGTCGGATGGCGCGGCGGCCAGCAGGCCGGCGATGGCTTCCAGGTGCCGCTCCAGCCCGGTGTCCACCGGGGCAGCCTCCCCCGACGAGGTGACGGTCTCCCCGCCGTGGAACAGGTACCGCGACCCGGACCGGCCGATCCCGAGAACATCCTCGGGGATGCGCCCCCCCGCGCCGTAACCCCGGTAACCCGAGCCCATCACCCCGGGGATGTTGGCCGGGGAACCGTACCAGGCGGCGATGTACCGCTCGGCGGCAGCGGAGTTGGCGATTGGATTCCAGATCCCGCCCGGCAGGGTCGCATACGCCGCATAGGTGCCGGGCTTGGTCTGCAGCAGCCCCGACGCGCCGCCGTTGGGATTGTAGGCACGCGGGTTGCCCCCGGACTCGGCGCCGACCATCCACTCCAGGTACGGCAGCCACGACAACGGCTCCCCGGTCGCGGACAGCGACGCCCGCAGCCACGTGTTCACGTCCCCCGGCGATCCGTTGCCGCCGCCCATCGCCGCTGACCCGGCGATGGCCCGCGCGCTGGCGCCGAACCCCTGCGGCGGTATGCCCGTCCACAGCAGCGGCATCGCGGTCAGGCCCATCAAGACCGGGCCCATCCCGCCGCCCTGGGACAGCGCGGTGCGCGAGTCCACGACCAGGGCGACATGCCCCGGGTCCGGGCCGCCGGCCGGGGAATGGTAGAACGCGAGCCCGCCCGGCTCGGGCGGCGAGCGGCGCACCCACGCCCCCTGCGCCTCCGAGGTGCGCGGCGCGTTGATCCCGAAGTGGGCGTACACGGCCCCGGTGAACCCGGAACAGTCGGCGCCCCCCGGGACCGCGGTGCCGCCCCACACATACGGGATGCGGCCTTGCCACTGCTCGGCCCAGGCGACGATAGCCGGCCCGCCCGCTGACAGGGCCTTGATCAGCGCCTTCTCGTAACCCTTCTCAAACTGGCGGGCAGCAGCGGCGGCGAACTTGCCTTGCATCGCCCCTGCGGTCTGATCCATCCACGCGAGCGTCTGCGCCGGGGTGTGCGAGAACGGCATCCCGATCCCGGTGCCGTCCGCGTAACCGGGCAGGGTGCCCAGCCGGTGGTTGGGCACGACGGTCTCCCCCCCGGAGAACCTGACCAGCTCCGGGCCGCGCTCCCCGACCCACGCCCACCCCGGCATGGCACCGGACGTGCCGGCCGCATACCCCGACCCGGAGGCCACGATGTGCCCGGACTCCCCCTGGATGTACGCCCCGGAGGCGTTGATCGCGATGGTGCCCACACCCTTGAGGTGCAAGACCGTGGTCGGGTTCTTGGGCATGTGGTTGATCGCGTCGGACAGCCCGTCCACGTACGAGTGCGCGGTCTTGGCGTCCACCCCGGCGTCGATCAGGTCAGTCAGGAGCCGCTGCCGCGCCGCCCGCGCCTGGTCCGAGGTCGAGGAGGTGTTGCGGATCGCATCACTCAGCTTGTCAACGTCGATCTTGCCCTGCTCGCTGTTGCGCCACGCGGCGGTGATGTCCGCGATGAGCCGCTGCCGCGCGGCCCGCGCCTGGTCGGACTTGACCCCGTGATCTTGCACGGCGGCGGTGTAGTCACCTACGTCCTTGGCCGCGGTCTGGGCGTTGACGCCCGCCTTCTCCAGGTCGCTGATAAGCCGCTGGCGCGGCGGGGCAGCCTGGTCGGACTTGACCCCGTGATCGGTGACCGCCTTGGTGTACTGGCCCAGGTCGCCGGCGGCGTCGTGCGCGGCCTTGCCCTGCCTGGCGAAATCGGCCGAGATCTTCTGCCCGGCTACGTGGGACTGGTCGATGGCGCCCTGCAGCCCCTTCTGCCACCGGCTCATCGTGTCCATCATCCCGTTGAGGTGGGCATCGACGGAGGAGTGGAAGTCGTGGAAGTCCCGGTCAGCGGCTTTCAGCTTGCCGCCGATGCCCGGTATCCACCCGAAGGCGTCAGCGGCGGCGTGCACCATCGTGCCCACGAAGTTGAGGAAGGCGTCCGCGATGAACTTGAACGCCCCGACAATGATCTTGGCGTCAACCAGGATGCCGATGGCCAGCCCGTACATGAACTCGCGGAACCCCGCGCTGCTGTCCCACGCCTTCTTGAGCAGGATCACCGCGGCGACGATGGCGGCGATCCCGTCCGCGACCCACCCGAACGGGGTAGCCTGCCACGCGACCGCCTGCGCGATGATCGCGGCAGTCATCACCCCCATCACGCCGATGATCAGCGGCATGAGCAGGTGATACCTGGTCAGGAACTCCAGCGCCTTCGACAGCACCGGCAGCAGCTTCTGGCCCAGGGTGATCCCGGCCACCTCGAGCCGGGCCTTGAAAATGTCAAGCTGGACGTTGAAGTCTTTCTGGACTGCCGCCCAGCCCTCCACCCCGCCCTTGCCGTTCTTCATGGCCTCTGTCACGGCAGCGGTGTTCCCCACCAGGGTGTCCATGTGCGTTCCGGTGAGCTGGAGCCCGACCCGCAGCCCGTTGGTCCCGCCGAGCATCGCTTTCATCGCGGCCACGTACGCGGGTGATCCTTTCGGGCCGGCCCTCTCCGCGGCAGCCGCCACCTCATCCAGCGCCGCCACCAGGCCCTTATGGGTCAGGGTGTCGGCGACGGTCTTAGACGACAGGCCCAGCTCGCCCATCATCTTGGACGCCCCCGCGGTCGGCGCGGCCAGGGACAGCAGCACCGCGTTCAAGCCCATCGCCGCCAGCCGCGCCGACGTGCCCTCGCCGGTCATCGTCGCCATGGCGCCGCCGACCTGCCCCATGCTGATATTCAGGCTGGCAGCGGTCGGCAGCACCCGCGCCATCGAGGACGCCAGATCCTGCAGATGGGTCTTGCCCCGGGCGGTGGTGGCCACCAGCGCGTTAGTCGCCGCCGCCGCCGCCCCCGGCCCTTTCAGCGCGTAGTCGGTCATCACGGTGGTGACCGCGTTCGCCACGTCCCCCAGATCGGCGTTACCGACCTTGGCGCCCTCCGCGGCGGCCTTGAGAACATCGAGCCCGGCCGCGCCGTGATACCCGGCCGACTCGATCTGGTACATCCCCTGGATGAGCTGGGAAGTGGTCGTGCCGGTCTCGACGGCCACGGACTTGATCCCGTCGCCGACCATCTTCAGGTTGCGCTCGGACTCCCCGGCCCCGGTCACCAGGGTGGTCAGGCCCTGCTGGAAGTCGCCGGCCATCTTGACCGACGCCACCCCCAGCGCCCCGAACGCCAGCACCCCCGTCTTGGCAATGTCCGCCACGGCGGTCTTGAACACCGGCCCGGCCTTGGACTTGAACCCGGAACCGAACCCCGTGCCCGCCTGCTCCCCCGCCTGGACGCCGGCCGTGTCGGTGCCCTGCTTGAGTCCCTGCCTGACATCCTCGGCCACCTTCTTGGAGCTGACACGCAGCTCGATGAACGCCTCGTACAGCTCCAGCGCCACCTAGCCCACCTCCCCGCCCAGCGCGGCGGCCACTGCGGCGATCTGCTGCGCCCGGTCAGCGCCAGGCACCGGCTCGGGCTCGGCAGCGTCCAGGAGCTCCTCCAGCCGCTCGGCGGGGATCTCGTAGGCGTCCAGCCCCTTATCCCCGAGCCCCTGGCTGATCCGCGCTAGCAGCATGAGCAGATCACTTGCCTCCATCTTGCGGCGCAGCGCGTACTCGGCCAGGTCGCAGAACTCGGCCAGGGTCAGCCCGTGCGCCTTCGCTTCTGCTGCCTGTCTTGCGGCGGACGGCGCGCGGCCCCCGTCACCGTCGCCGGCTCCACCTGGGCGTCTGCCTTGCCCGCCAGCGGGATCACCGTCACGTCCCCGGTCTGCATGGAGATAATGCGCGAGGTCCGGTCGTCCGGGTCCGGTGCCCCAGTCCCAGAGGGAGAGGGCGGCATCGTAGGGCGCCCCGCGGCCCGCTCGACCGCGTTCTGCACCTCGGTGTTGATGTCAGCCAGGATCGTCAGCAGCACCGAATTGGCCGTGTGGTACGCGGCGCAGTGCTCCCGGAAACGGGCGTACTCGGACGGGCCGAACGCGGCACGGAACTGTTCAGCGATCAGCCCCAGTTTCGCCGCCTCCTCCATGTCCCCGCCCGACACCGACACCCGCGCCAGCTCGGCCACCTCCAGGATCGACAGGTCACCCTGGCAGGAGAACTCCACGCCGTCGAGCCGGAACGACAACCCCGCCAGCGGGCTGGTCTCGCCCTCGGCCGGCGCCGAGGTGTAATCACGCACCGCAACCTCCTAGGACCGCAGCGGCGTCTGGAGCACCGCCTTGAACAGCCGCGACCCGGTGGCGGGCTTCTCCAGGGAGAACACCGTGGCGATGGTCGCGTTGGCCGCGCCCTTCGCGCGGACGATTTTCATCTGCCCCGTCTGCAGGCACTGCCGCCACACCCACCGCTCGGTGTGGTCCTCCGACTCATACCCGAGCATGGTCCGCACCTCGGTGCCCAGGTCGGGGGGCTCGATGGTCACGATCCCCGTCCCGGTCGTGATCACCCCGCCGTTGAGGGCCAGCTTGAGATTGGTGGCGGTCAGCTGGGACAGGTTGAAGGTCACCGACGCCACCCGCCCGGTCGGCGCGTTGCTGATCGGGTCGAGCTCCTCCGCGACATCGACGGCAGCGGTGTTGAGCTGGTAGTCGAACTCGGACCCGACGTCGGTGTAACCCAGCGCGACCCACCCGGCGTCCACGGTCACCCAGGTGGTCACCAGGTCGGTGGGCTCGACGCGGCCCAGCGCGCCCGCGTACAGGTACCCCGGCCCGAGCGCCAGCGCGGTTGGCGATCCCCTTGCCATCTGTCACTCCTCTGGCTCGTGCACGAGCGCGGCCCACTCGGGGTGGCGCTGGATGTCCGCCGGCGGCACGAGGCTGCCGGCGGCGTAGGCCCGCGCGGGCATGGCACCCGACTCCGGGTCGTAGATGAACAGGTCCTCGCCCGCGACGTAGGCGAACGGCTCAGCCTTCGCGGCCTGGGCCTGCTCGTGGTGCTCGCGGGCGGCGCGGCGGCGAGGATGCTCGGCTGCCGGTTCCTTGGCAGTGCCGGGCTGGTCGTCGGCGGCCATGTCAGGAACTCGGGTAGACGACCGCGCCGGCGGTGACCGACGCGGTAGCGGAGTAGGTGACGTTGACGTTGCCGTTGCCGTCACCGAACGGGTTTTGCGGGAACGGCCCCCAGGTCACGTCCCCGGTGGTGGCCGGCACGGCCGGGGCCAGGGCCAGCGGCGCGATGGTCGTGCCGGCAGGCCCGCTGCCCGTGGCCGGGTTCACCGTCACCGTCACCGCGCCCGCGCTGGCGTTCTTGACCCGGAAATAGGTGTTGGGGCCGGCCGGGAACGTGTCGTTGGCGGTCACCGCTGTGAGCGCGGCAGCGTTGTTAACCCCCGCGCCCCGGCTGGCGGTCACGGGCGAGAAAGCGGTCATCGGTCACTCCTCAGCTAGCCATCAGGACAAAGTCGGCGCTCACGGTGTAGCAGTACGCCTCCCCGGAGTCGGCGGGCAGCGGCACCGCGGCCGGGCCGGTCAGGTTGTCGGACACCAGCACGGTCACCCCGGAGTCCCCGCACGGCTCGGGTATCCCGGTGAGCGACATCCAGGCGTTGGCCACGCCGCTGGCCGCCTGCTCGGCCAGCGGCGCCGTGCCCGCGTAGCACAGCGCCTGCACCCTGGCCACGGACGGGTCGGTGTCCTCGGCGACCAGCCGGGTGGCGTTGGCTGCCTGGCGCACCATCACCGCGTAAGCCCCCGACGCGGGGGATCTCTGCGACCGCAGGTAGGCCCCCCCGGCCAGCGGCCCGCCGTTGCCCACCAGGTCGGCCCTGCCGTTGAGCCACGCCCGCATCGCGGACTCCGCGCTGACGCTCACCCGAGATCCAGCCTCCCCCCCTTGACCGACTCGGCCGCCTCGGCCACGAACGGCTGCGGCCTGGTGCCGGGATGGTTCACCTTGGGACCGAACACCTGCCCGGTGGCCCGGTTACGCAGCGGCCACCGCCCCGTCGAGCGGATCTCGTGCGGCGGCGTGCCCTCCAGCACGTACTTGGCGTACGGCGCGGTCGGGCCGACCACGATGGACCCGTCCTGCAGCCGGAACGCGTGGATGGAGTTGCGCAGGTACCCGGACGGGCGCAGCGGCAGGTCACCCTGATAGCGGGTCAGGGACGCCGGCGGGCCGGACGGGCGGGCGATGGGCCGGCCCCGGTGCGGGCTGCCGACCGACGACCCGAGCGGGACCGGGTAGGCGTACACCGCCTGAACCGGGGACACCGGGCAGTACGCCTTCATCGCCTGGAGCAGCGCCGCCGCCACTCTGTCCATCCCGGCCAGGATGCGCGGATCCGACTCGCACCACACCTTGACAGCGGCGCTGTTCTCGACCAGCTCATACACGACGGCCACTGGCGGCGAGCCTCCCCTCGATCATCATCTGGCGAAGGATCTCGGTCAGCAGGGCCTGGCCCCGGCCGTCCAGGTCATGCCAGGCCGGGACCAGCACCACCCCGAAGTCATAGGCCAGCCGCTCGGCGGTGGAGCACAGCGCGCGGGCCAGCCGCTCGGCGTCCCCGGCGAACACCTGACCGGAGGCGCCGGGGAACCCGGCCGCCTCTGCCCTGGCGGTGCTCGTGCTCACCTGCTCACCTCCTCACAGGTCGATGTCCGCCCACAGCGGCGGGTCCGGCGCGGCCCACACCGGGAACGGCTCGATGGCGCCCGCCCCGGCGATGGCCATCGCCTGGAGCAGCGACGCGAGCGCGTCCTTGGCGCGGGTGTCCAGCACCACCGCCGTGCGGATGTCCGCGTCCCGGTTCGGGTAGGCCAGCTCGATGTCCGCCGCTGCGCGGAACGCGGCAGCCGTCCGCGCCTGGACCGCGATCTGGTCGGAGGCAGGCGGCGACGGCGGAAGCGTGCCCACCTCCCCCACCACCCAGCCCACGGCGGCGTCGATGAACCCCTGGGCCTGCGCGTCGGTCGGTGTCGTGGACGGGGTGAACGTGCCCAGCAGCACGTCCGACCCGGGCGTGAGCGTGTCCCTGGTCCGGGTGGGGATCTTCTGCCCCACCTCGGCCAGCGTCGGCGCCCACGACTCCACCCCTCACCCCCGCTAGGACCGTGCCTGGCCGCGACGGTGCGCCGGCCCGGCTGCCTGCCTGCCCTCGGCCGCCTTCTCCCCTGACCCCTCATCAGGCGTTGCCGCCCCGGCAACGCCCGACCGCGCCTCCTCGGCCTGCGCGGCGCTGGCTGCCTCCGCAGCCGCCCGCGCCTCCTCGGCCCTGTGGTCGTGCTCCTCCGCGGCCTGGGCCGCCGCCTTGGCCTGGGCCTGCGGGATCTCCTCGATCAGGCCCAGGGTGACGTGATGGCCGATGGACTCCGGGGTGACGTCGGGCGGCACCATCGCCCCGGCGTGCAGGCCCCGGATCTGCATCCCGTCCGGGGTCATCGTCTTGACCGTGATGTAGGGCGCAACGACGCGGTATGACTTCGGCGCCTCTGCCATAGCTCCTCCGTTCGGCGGCCAGTCGCTCAGGGTCGGCGGCGAGGCCGGGTAGGTGTAGGGCACCTAGGCCGTGGCGATGTAGACCGCGGAGCCAGGCTCCTGGACGATGGGCACCGTCTTGCGGCGGCCCTGCAGATCCCAGGCGTCGTTGGCGTCCAGGCGCAGCGACTTGACCTGCACGGCCAGGTCGGACATCGCGTAGCCGGGCGCGTCGTCCATTTCATCGGCCATGCCGCCCAGTTGGGTGGAATCCATCACGTAGGGATGGGTGACGATCTGCGTCGAGGGGGACACCACGATGACCAGCCCGGCGATGACCTCGATGGTGCCGGTGTAGATCGGGTTGTCCGTGGTCTCGCGGCGCAGCGCGTTGGTGATGTTGGTGTCGGACATCATGTAGGCGTAGCGGGTGTCATCCACGGCCACCGTGTCGGGCTTGTACCCCAGGTTCAGGGCGTAGATCGACGCCTTGGCCAGCAGGATGTCCTGGAAGATCGTCCGCGTCGCGGAGGTCGCCCACGAAATGGTGGCGGTGGTGTGGTTGGTCACCGCGGAGGCGATGGCGGACATGGCGGTGCCGTCTACCTGCTGGATGACCGAGTTGACGACCTTGCGCAGGCAGCGGTCGATGGTCTGCCCGGCGTACACGTTGCGGGCGATCTCCTCATCGGTGACCCGGACCTTCTGCCCCCACTTCGACACCGAGGAGATCCCGGCCGTGCCGGTCGGCATGTTGGCGAACGGGTACTCCGCGCCCGGTCCCACAGCCTCCACGGCCCTGTCTGTCACGAACGGCTCCGACAGCTCATACAGCGCCGCGCCGCCGCTGGTGCGGAACCGCTGCGTCAGGAGCTGGTCGGCCACGAACCGCAGGTCGCGGTAGTCGCGGAGCCGGCGCCGGATCTGCGTCGGTGATTGCAGGAACCGGCTAATGGTTTCGAGGTCACCCGACAAGGTGGGTGGCGGCGCCGGGTACGAACCTGGCATCTGGTCTCACTCCTCACGTTTCCCTTGACGGGTCCTGTTGGTTCTTGCGGTCTCGCCCGGTCAGGCGATGCCGAGGAATTGGGCCTTAGGCGGCGAGCCGCCCCCGGTGCCGCCACGGGTGCAGATCCCCATCAGCGTGCCGGCGGCGGCGACGGTGGCCAGGGCCCCGGTGTTGGCCAGGCCGGTGGTCCCGGCGATCACCGGCACCCCGGCGGCGATGGCGACGGCGCCCTGCGGGGCGATCTCGTGGATGATGCCGACCACCGGCCAGACAGTCACCCGCCCCCCGTTGGGGGCGTCGTGCGCGGCCACCCCTACCGGGTGATCCCCGGTGGTGGACGGCACGACCGTCTTATCTGCGGAGATCGACACGAACGTGCCGCCCGTAACCGCGGCGCCCGCGGTCATGGTGAACGGCAGCGAGTCGCTTGCGTTGACCGGGCTGTAGTCGGGCATGGTGTCCCGCTCCTCTCAGACGAACATCATCCAGCGGACCTTGAGGCCGTCCGCTGCGGTCGTGAGCGCCACGCCGATGACCGACCGGGCGGCGTTGACGTCCAGGACCGTGGCCGCCGCCGAGTACACGGCGGGCTCGGTGCCGGGCGTGGACGACGGC